GCTCCATTGGCATGCTTCAAGTTCTGCATACCGTGAATAATGATATCTCCCATATCTCTCCATTCCTGATCGGGAATACTTAATGCATTCTCATACCAAAAGAATGGAAGAGTGAGAGTACCACCTTGGCTGGTGGTAGGGTCCAAATATACATGTGGACGCTGACTGGCTGCTACAACATCTTGAATGAAGAAGGAACGATCCATTGTAAAATCATCTCTGTTGTGCAAGGGAATATATGAGGCGATTGCTCGCCCATAATGAAACCCATTACCATTCAATACAATCCGGACCTTCAACTTACAACGCAACAAGTTAAAATTTGTGATACGATTCAATACCCTAGGGTTTTCAAAGAAATCCTGCCAAGGATTGAATTTTTCAAACAAATTTGTACCTGTTGCCCAACTGTAAGACCGAATCTTGACGGGACGGGAAAAGAAATTTCCCAAATCCGCGTCGTTCGTATCAGCAATATTGAAAGTGGGGTCCGGCATACTGTCCACTGTATAGTCCCATTGAGGAGTTTGATCACTGAAATGAACATTCTGATGTTGGGACTCCAAATTTTCCTCATTTATTGATACATTAAATTTATTATTATTATTATACATGTTAGCAAGTCGTATGTACATTTACACGGAAGACTCAATCCGTGCAACGTTTGTCGATCTTGTGTGTAGCGAACACCCCCCTAAATAGGGGTACTTTACGGGGAAAGTGCTTCTATCTGCAAGCCTAAGCTGAATCTATGATCGAACTAATTGATCCAGCTCGGTCATCCAATACAGATAGCCTCCTTTTGGTTATATACAATATAGACATGGTAGGATACGCCCAGAGGGATGCTTTTAAATGTCTTCCCAAGACAATGCCGATGTCTAAGCATAGCGTTCTTTCCAAGCTGCTAGTCTGTCGTCATATGTTTCATGAACAACAGTACAACCATGGATTATATCCGCTCGCTTAGCTACCTCTTGCATTTGTTGGCGGCGATGCTCATAGACTTCTCGTCCATGTGCGAACCACTCACGAAGAGCGCCATCAATATTCTGCATTGATTGCTGCTCCTTAGTAAGTGCTTTGGATTTGAGTGTGGCATGCAAACTCTTGAAGATTGAATCTTCATCGAGTGCTCCCATAATCATTCCAGTGTCCTCACAATAAACGTTCTTTCTTTTGAGCAAATCTGCATCCGTATCATTCATATACGGTGTTGGCTCGGACTCCTTATCCGGCATGGTGAATTTCATATCATGCTCTTCCAAGAACTTAGCCACAGAAACGTGGTTAAATTCATTGAAATCAGCATGAACTGAACTCTTTGCATCATCTCCATATGTAATCAATGCACAAACTTTCCGAAAATCTGGAAGATCTTTACGATCTTTACAAATCTCAAAGTATGCACAACGAAACAATAGAGCATTTACAATAGAGTTGACATACACTGTTAGGTTTTGTCCCGAAGGATTAGACCCAAAGTGTTGTATCAAATCACCATTATATGCCATCAAAGGATAACAAATATCCGTAGCAACTCCTTCCATGATTAAAAGATCATGGTCAGAATAGCCACAGTACTTAGCAATATCCATCATGACACGGAATGCAGAAAACATCACCTGAGCAGGCAT